CACAAGTAGACTCCAGTTAACAGGCACCGCCGCCCCTTACGTTTTCGCGGCACCTTACACGGGCTCGCTGCTGCCCTTGCCCGTAAGGAGGGCCAGTCCCTGTGTCAGTTAAGCATAGACACAGATACCCACTAGGCAAAGTTCATTTCGTGACGATGAACTCCTCAAGATCTTGTAGCTAGACCTTGACAGACTGGGAGAGCACGCTGTTGTGGTGCCTTCAAACTGGCCAAGAAACCGGTACATGGGCACTCGATACATCCCACTTTCCTTCTACGCATCACTACGTTGACCCTTGGCATCAAAGCCAACACCGCCAGACGACAGGTGGAGGGGTTTGTTTTCAAAACCCTACTTCCCTAGTGACAACAGTTGTTCAAGTTGATGCCACTAGTACATGGTTGATTACCACCCCATCAGTCATGCGGTCCCACCTATTATCGAGAAGACGAACGGCGCTCTAATACAACCATGTAGTTGGCAGCATGCGCGTCTCCTGAGGGAACGTGTGGGTGCATGTGACATACGTATATGTCATGTCCACCGGGTTCTGTCCACCGGACAACGGCTGACCAGACGATCCCAACACCCACTCAGACTTCAATCCGGTGATTTACGTGGGTGAAGCTACGCCCCGATTAGGCAAAGGCCCGGACGGTTAGCCCCGGACTCAACATCTGGCACTCGACGGAATTTAATCCTGTCCAAACAGATCCCGCACAAAGGGATTGTGTACTCCACTGAGCAACGGCTGACCGGATGATCCCCAAGAAAACTCAAGCTTCCACTCAGTGATTTACGTTTTCTTGGCTACGCCCCGATTAGGCAAAGGTGTGGACGGTTAGCCCCACACTCAACGTCCGGCACTCGACGGGTTTCCCCTGCTTAAAGCACACAATCCGTGGACTCCCTAGGGATTTAATCGGCGGCAAGGACTTTCGTCCAAGCCCCTGGGAGTTCAACCATCCACCATAGTCTTAACGGTGTGGGGACGTGATTTCGAAGTAATCATCGGATCAGACGAGGTCTGTGGATCTTCGGACTAATACAACCATGTAGTTGGCTCCGATCCTTTCACCAGCAAACCCAGAGGTACCGACAACTCAAACCAGCCATCCACCACACAACCACAAACACAACAGTTCACCTCCCAATGCGAACTCACCAGTCCCAACCCCAAACCTCCCAGGGTTCATGAGAGGTTGCCGGGCGTGCAACACCGGAAGTAACCAGTTTCCAGTCACGCCCCAACAACTCCTCATAAAGTAATTGTTCATCGGGCTCCACACCAAAAGCCCGACAAAAACTCGCCCTGGCAAGGTCCGAAATCGGACCAGGTGCCCCAGTTTGACCTCCCTCAGGAACGCCCAAGCACGAATAATCACGGTGCGGATCCCATCGCACCGGCTTTCCAGTTTCCGTGCGTGCCCTGATGGATTCGGCCCAAGCCGAGAGAATCGGCACCCCGCGTGCAAGCCAAGCCTCGCAACGAGCGACTCCTAAGAGCCACTCAGCGACAAAGGAAGGTTCTTGAAGATGAGCATGACTGGAAGTCCCATGGCTGATCACTTTTCTCCAGTCTCTCACCATTCTCCACTCTCCAGGCTCAACCTGCACCGGGGCCGACTGACCAAAACGGACACCTTCGGGGTAATCCACCTCGCGTGTGAGGACCATTTCATGTCCCGATATACGTTCTACCACAGAGGCAAAGTTTGGAACCACCCGGCCAATGGAGGACCGCGGAATGAAGATTAATGCATTGTCACCATCGACGAGCGAATCATAGGTACGGCAACCTAAAACGGACATCGCACCGTCGACGACAGCTAACATGCAGATGGAGTTACCCATCCCCGTGTTATAATCCCCAGACGCCCTACCACCAGGCCGCGAAAACTTCACCCCACAGGAAGTGACACCCGTATTTCGCAGCTGCTTGTTTAATACCAACTTCAGATCCCTGTCACCGGGATAGGCTGTGGTATAAACATTGTGCTCTTGAAGCAACTGCCACACATCGACATGGGCCTCGAAGGCCTTCCCATCCACCTCGAACACCACGCAATCTGGAATGCTCCTCATCTTTCGGAGGATCAGATTCGCGCGTTCCTGAGGGTTCAAACCTTTGGCACAAACCCGGCACCGAGCCACACCAGAAGAACCAACTGATTTCAGGTTTCCCCAAAGCCAGTGCTCGAATGGTTTCAGCCAAGAGGCCAAGTGGAGGTTATACCTAGACGACCTTGGAAAAATCATCCTAGGTTTCGAGAGACCATCCAATTGGCGTTTCTCAGCCTTCAGAAAGCATCTAAGCAAATGGTCCGACGAGCGCAACGGACCATCCTGCATCATTGACCTTTCTGCCTCCAGGTAGCGACGGCGGAGAACACCCGTGTAAGATTCCGCCGTTGTCCGGTAGTCCCATCTAGACGCGCCATATCGAGAAGCGACCAGCCTAATGCGCCTAAACGCATCAAGCACAGGTCCTCGGCAACTCTCAGCCGCGTAGGGTGTGGGACCGAGAGACCGCTTCAAAAGGGCCACGGTCTCGTTTTGCCAACTGACAGCATGGACACGGGGAACCCAAACCCCAGGCAAAGAAGGTGTCCATGCAGTTCGCATCCGCCTAGTGTACCGCTCAGGAGGCCTGGCACGACGAGTAGACAGCGAGGCGTCACCACGCATGTTCAAGCAAGGAACATCATCGTAGCTCCACCCATCCACGACGTCCAAGCGCCCCTAAACGTCCACTTTCCCCATCAAACCACGCATTGCTAAACACTGGGAAGCCGAAACCTCCCAGGCAGTTTCCATGCTAGCAAGGCACACGGAATCCGCCA